GATGATGGAACAATATCAATTATTGTACCAGCAGATTGTGGTTTAACGATTGAAGAAATAGCAGCTAAAGATGTTCCAGCTGGTAAGGAACATTGGATTGTTGATGCTTCTGAGATCCCTTCTGATAGAACTTTTAGAAACGCATGGGAGTGGGCATAATGGCAATACAAGTAAACATTAACAAAGCAAAAGACATTACTAAAGACAGACTTCGTGCTGAAAGAACACCTTTGTTAGAAGCACAAGACGTATTGTTTATCAAGGCACAAGAAACTGGTGCAGATACAAGTGCGATCGTAGCTGAGAAACAAAGACTACGAGATATTACTAACCAAGTAGACAGTATGACTACTGTTGAACAGTTAAAGTCAGCATCAGTTGAATCATAATGACACCACACGAGGAACTAGTAGCCCACGAGAAACTCTGTGCCGAACGCTACAGCACAATACACAAACGTTTAGATCGCATTGAGGGTATGTTAAACAAACTAATATGGGGAGCATTGGTTGGTTTCGGGGCCATCGTTGTCACTGTTATCAGTCATAGCATCTAATGCTATCTAGACTATGTCAAATGTTACGAAGGGGAATACAAAATGTGGATGATTTATATACTCATAGTTATCTTGATACTCGTGGGTTACGAGCTTATCCGAAAGCAACTCATAAAAAGAAGCAAGAGTGTCCTTATAAGATTGAGCGACTTACTGAAGGGGATTGCATCTGAATGAAATTTTTTGCTATCTTTTCTAAAAGACTAAGCGAAGCAACAATTTCATGTATGGTTGCTATGACTCAAGGTAACCTACTCATCATGACACTCGGTCATTGGAGTAAAGCATTACAGGTTGGTACAGTAGCAGCACTCGCTACCATACTATTTATTATTATTGATAAAGAACACATTACTCAAAGCAAGTTTGCTATGGCTGGTACCATTGGATTCTTTACAGCTGTTGCAGACTTCTTGCTACATCCATCAGGGTTTGGTGGACCATCAACAGAAGCATGTGTAACAGGTATTGGTGCTGGTCTACTGTGTTTAGCAATGAGTAGTGTATGGAGAGACAAATGATTTGGTCACCAATCATAGGTATAATAGGGGATGTACTTGACAAAGTTATTCCAGACAACAATGCAAAAGCTAAAGCAAAAGCTGATATCGAGAAGGCTCTTATCGATAATGCATCAAAGATCAATCTCGCTCAAGCTGAAACGAATAAGATTGAAGCTAGCCATCGCTCTATTTGGGTTGCTGGTTGGCGTCCTTTCCTTGGCTGGGTCGCTGGTTTTGGTTTTGCTTGGGTGTTTGTTATCGCCCCAGTGGCTCAGTGGGTGTGTGCATTACTTGGCATTCATATAGTATTACCTGTATTACATACTGATGTAATGATGGAATTAACAATCGCATTACTTGGCTTATCCGGGTTGCGTAGTTGGGAGAAGTCTAAGGGTCTAACGAAGTGAGACTATCTGAGCATTTCACCCTAGCAGAAATGACTAGGAGTCAGATGGCTAAACGTCATGGTATTGATAACACGCCAAATGACATGCAGTTAGAGAATTTAAAAACATTAGCAAAGGGGATGGAACTTGTTAGGACTAAGCTTGATAATCTTCCTATTATTATTAGTAGTGGCTTTAGGTGTGAGGCTCTCAATGATCTTCTCAAATCCAAAAGAACCAGCGCACACATCGCTGGCTTGGCTTGTGATTTTACTTGTGATCGTTACTCTCATGTTGAACGAGTATTTGATGTTATAAGAGAGTCATCTATTCCATTTGATCAACTCATTCTTGAATACAATTCTTGGATTCACATTGCATTTCCTGTCGAGGGCGATGAACCAAGAAGACAAGTACTGACCATTGATAAAAGTGGCGTGAAATCAATCACTTGATCTAAGATATATATGTGATATCCTATATCTAATACCACTTAGTGAGGATACATTCCAATGTATAAGTCAGTACTAGTTATATCAGATTTACATATTCCATATCATCACCCGGATGCGTTTGACTTTCTTAAAGAACTCAAGAAGAAGTACAAGCCTGACCTCGTTGTCAACATCGGTGATGAGATTGATCAACATGCCATTAGTTTTCATAACCACCACCCTGACTTGAAGTCACCTGGTGATGAGCTACGTGAAGCTAGAAGGTATGTCAAAGAGTTAGAGAAAATTTTTCCAGAGATGACCTTGGTACACTCTAATCATTCTTCTCTTATCTATAGACGTGCTGTTGCACATGGTCTCAGTCTTGAGTATCTTAAAACTTACAATGAGTTCTTACAGGTAGGCCCAGGATGGAAATGGGTAGATGACCTTAAGGTTACCTTGTCTGATGGAAGTCCATGTTTCTTTACTCATGGTATGTCAGCTGATGTGATGAAGGTGGCGCAGCAATATGGAATGAACACAGTCCAAGGACATTATCATTCTAAGTTTAAAGTAGAATACTATTCTAATCCTGACAAGCTAGTATGGGGTATGCAAACAGGATGTCTTATTAATCAGAAAGAACTCGCATTTGAATATGCTAAGAATTTTAAATCTAGATTCATCGTTGGATGTGGTATGATCATAGAAGGGCAACCTAAACTCATGCCAATGGTACTCAAGGACGGTGGAAGATGGACGAAGAAACTAGTATAACAACAGAACTCAATTCAGAACAAGCTCGAGCAGTAGATGAAGTCATCGGAAAAAAGATTTGGAACATTGAAATCTTAGAAGATGGTGACGAATCCATGGTCAAGATTATGTTCTCAGAAGATGATGACTCAGACTTTATGTTAATTCATGCTGAAGGCATGGATATGTACATAATTAATAAAAAACCAGAGATCACTCACTAAAACGACCTTCACAATCGCTCTGTATTGCACGATCTCATGTTAACCTATGGTAAGGTATCAGAAAATAACGATAGTTTAATGGTGGGCTTTGTAGGTATTAGTATGGCGATTCGCCATATAATTCTAGTAAATCATGGTAGGAAAGTGGCAAAATCTCTTTGTATGTACACTCAGGTCTAGTTTTTATAAAGATTTGTACTTGATCGAGGTCGGCAAACGAGCGTAAGCTATCACCGAAGCCATCGAATACTACATACTTGTGGTTATCATCTATCATTAGCATTAATTCATAGTTATCTTGATTCATATTACTCCAAAATTTTTTACTATACAATCTTGACAAACACAATTAACAGGAGACACATTATGTGGACAACACCTAAAGCTACTGAGTTACGTTTTGGTTTTGAAGTAACAATGTACGTATGCAATAAGTAATTATGAATGAGGCTCATTTCTGAGCCTCTATTCTTTGTCCTATCCATCTCATTACAGGCACAGCCATAGAGTTACCCAAGGCTTTATACCTTGGCCCATCAGGACACGTCTCTCTTACATCAGTGTACCCATCAGGGAATCCTTGCAGCCGTTCGCATTCAATTGGAGTCAATCTTCTCACTCTCATATTAGTTGGAAATGTTCCTACACCGGCTTGAGTAATGGTGTTAGATACATTTGTTTCATTTACATACATTCCACCATTCGGTCTATCTTTTCTTGTGCCATTAGCATCATTAAATGTAATGTTATAAGCGACACCAATCTTAGATGTTGCCCCCAAGCATGGTGATTTCTTACCACTGATAGGATCTTGTGTTGCATGAAACGCTTGAGCAATGTATTGACTATCAGCCGTTGTATCATTACCCACTCGACTTATCCCTGCAGCACTAGAAGTTAGCTTTGGTGCTTTGTCTGCTACATGAATAAAAGTTTCTGATCCACCACCTAAGACCCCCCCACTTGCTTTGGTTGTTCCTCCGACTGTTGATTGGCGGTATGCTCCAAAGCCTGTTTCAATGAATCCGGGAGGATCTTGTTCCTCCTTTCGGCTCGGTTTAATATTCCTTTGCAAGCTCTCGGACTCAAATAATACTTCTGCTGTAGGTCTCCAGTCTCCAAGGTGTCCGACAACAAACACTCTTCTACGTCTCTGGGCCACTCCGAAGTACTGAGCATCAAGCACCCTGTAGCTGAACCCATACCCGAGTTTGACCAACGCCCCGAGGAAGCTACCAAAGTCCCGTCCTCCTCCTGAACTGAGGACACCCGGCACGTTTTCCCAAACGAACCACTTGGGTCTAAACTTATTAAGTATTCCACAAAAGGTAAGGGCAAGGTTGCCTCTGGGATCTTCAAGTCCTTTTCTAAGTCCTGCAACGGAGAACGATTGACAGGGTGTTCCTCCGACCACAAGGTCAATTGATCCTTGTTCATAATTCCACTCCTTAAATTGAGTCATGTCCCCAAGGTTAGGCACATCAGGATAATGATGCGCCAATACCTCACTTGGAAACTTTTCTATTTCAGAAAATGCAACAGGCTTCCACCCCAACGGATGCCAAGCCACTGTTGCTGCTTCGATACCACTGCATAATGATAAGTATTTCATTAACCATTCCTTGGTTTTCGTAATCTTGCCTTGGTTGATCTCATCTCTGTAATGTGCTGACGAAAAGATTCTGTATCATAACCAAGGATCATCATAGCTACTTCAAACATGTCATTGTCACGATAGATAAACTTCTCTGCTTGTTCACGCAACTTGTCAGGCACTCGATAACCTAAGTACTCATCTAATGCATTACGTAAGATCGCCAACACAAGTGCTGCATATGGGTCATCATCTGCATAACTTCTTACATGTAAGCGTTCATACAAAGGGTCTTTAACTAATGACTTATCCATTACTCACTCCTCTCTATCTTTCGTAGCAAGTCAAGTATGTAGTTTTTAATCTCCATCCATACCTGGACACCCTCACCATTCAGTGTTTTTTCGTTCTCATTCAAGAACTTAGAAAGCTTATCCGCCTTCTCACTTGGCGTTAGTTTTTGATTTGCCTCAATCAAGCTTGACATAGTCTTCATTTGTTTTCTTAGATCATCACGATCCTTGACCTCAACTGAACCCTTGCCAGGAAGACTGAGGCTTATTACTTTTTTACATTAGCTTGTTTAACTTGTTGTGCCATGGTTTTAGTTGATGCAGCGTTACCATCATCATCTTCAGGCGCAATACCACATGCAGCCATTAAACTGTAACGTCTAGCGTAAGTCAATGCTGATCCATAACCTTGTGGGTTTTGACGATCTGCCGGGACATGAATCATACCACCTGATAGCTGTTCACCTGACTCATGCATAAACACCGTCTCGACCTTCACACCATTCTCACAATCATGAGTCTTTTGTATTAATGCAATGCCGTGATTATTCAGTGCATCGATTACTGCTTCTACACACCCTGCTAGATCCACATACTTTGATTTAAAGTGTGGGTTAGTTGATGTTTTAAGAGCTGGGGCAAACTCTTTTTGTGCCTCGACAAAAGCCTTAGCAATCCCCAAAGTTTTCTCTGTCATAATGTTCTCCAAAGTAAGTTTTTAATAATAGTTTTCTTCTGCGTTTATCTACGATCTGTCGTTTAATGATCGCTAAGAATTCAAAATCGTCCATCTCTTTTTCTCGTTGCTTGATGTCATTAATGATTTCTTCTTCTCTCATTACAGTTTCGTAGTACTCTTGATAATCGTCACTCATTAGAAGTCCTCCCTATCTCTGATTCTAATTTTAGATTGCCTGACTGTTCGAGCTGGGCGAGGTGGTGTGTACTTCTCAGGTTGAGCCTTGTAATTAATTACGGGCCATGAGATTTTATAACGCCCTGAATGAGCGTATTGATTATCACGCATCTCGTCCATGATGCGAATTTGCAGCGCATCAATTTGCTTTTGTTTGTCAGTGATTTCTTCATTCAAAGTAAGGATTTGTTCTGCAAGTGGTTCAACATCAGGAAGATCAATGGTAGTTTTTTCTGCATCATCAAAGACTCTTGATGCTTCGTCAGGTGATTGCATATCATACCATTCAATCTCTTCATTAGTTAAATACTTATCAATCCTTCTTTGAAAGTCCATAATTGCATCATGTATTTGAGAGAGTGTCTCATCATCTCTTTGATACACAAACAATCTTAGCGTTGTACCTTTGTAAAGCACACACACAATACCTACTTCTGCATGACAAATATCCATTTGCACTTGTAATTGCAATGGGCCACGATAGAGGGGCAATTGATCTGCACTCTCTACTTCATGAGCCGTTAGCTTGGATTCCAGGATAACCTTACCTGACAATTTGATCTTATCCGCGTTAACACAAATAATACCTTTTTCCAGGTCAGTCATAATTTCCTGATCGTTGCCATCTATTGTGCCATCAAGGCTACAGGCGATTGGCAGCGTGTCATGTTGATACGGTTTATCATGTGTAATTTTAGGATTGCCAAGCCCTAAACGCTTACATGCTTCATTCAGAATGATTGGCTCAAGGGTGTTACCCCAATCCATTGACTCATTTGAGTTAAATGGGGGTTCGATGTCGTGGTTTGCATCCATGACCACCTTAAGCAATTCATTGCGTGATTGAAACTTTGACAAACCCATGAGTACAGGCACTTGGGATGCACTCAGTTGTTTGTTACTCGTTACTTTTCCTACCATTGTTACCTCCATGTGTAAAAAGATCTATGATTGATTCAACAATCCATAGAATGATTAAAGACACAATCGCAAATACGATGTGTCCAAATAAGATTATAAAAAAGTCCTTCATTTTGATTGAACGCATTGCTTGTCTATTCTAATGTAGACAGAATGCCCCTCTGATACTTGCTCGTAGGTTTTGCCATCCTGACATATGTAGTCAGGTGTGATTGGATAATACAATTCAAGCAATTGTTGTGCCTGTGTTTGCACATAAGCACCTATACAAGCACCAATAATTAAACCAATGCCAAGAGCCTTGCAACCCTTGCCACTGTTATGTTTTTTGTATTCATACATAACTAATCCTCCGTTTTAGTTAAAAGATAATCATCTACTTGACGATCTACCATGGCATCGTGCTTCATTTCTTGTACGATCTCGTATATTTCTTCCTCATCGTACCGTCCATCGCATTGTTGGCATATGAATAATGTCGTATCTTCAACAACCTCAGTCATCACCAAGCTACGCTCATCTACAATTTGATTGCATAAATCACATGTACACATAATTACACCCCCTTTGGATACATTGCAAAAGTAGTCGCATATTCCACACGCACATAGGATTTAGGGCGTTTATAGCCTTGATCCTTGGCATTATTGCCACGATAACGCATTTTATACACGCCCTTGAAATGCTTCTTAAATGAGTTTAAATACTTTATAGGAATGCCTTTGTAGTCTGATTGCTCATCGCTAGGCGATTTATACAATGGCAAAATAGAGTTTATAAAGTCAATGGATACATCCTCTTGAGATGCACTTACTTTTAGATCTGATAGTTCTTTTTCAAGCTTATATAATTTATTGCTCTTGCTTAAATAGGCTTGTTGTAGACTATCTATTCGTTCTTGATATTGTTGAAATCTCTCTTGAATAATTGAATTAATCAATTCTGAGAAATCATTATCATGTACAAAATCTATTACTTTTTGGTTCATAACATATCCTTTCAAGATTTAAGTTAGTTATTGGTTACGGTTTAATGATAACCCCAAAGATATCTAAAGTCAATTAAATACCTTTGAGTTAACACTAAAATTGATTATTTAAATAATGTGTTTTATTGAAGTAATCAGTTACAAAAGATTCCATCTCAAACTGTAATGTCTCATAATCTTTTATGCTTTCAAGCTTAACCAAATGAGTTTCAAATAGCTTGTAATAATTCGTTATTAAGTCTGATTTATTCATGCATTGATCAACAATGGATCTTAAATACTTCTTTTGTTTTGTGTTTAATTTATACATAATCGCCCCCTTAGTGTGCTTTATATGATATGGATCTAATAGAGGTATTCCAACATGCCCTACATGATCCACATTCGTTATTATTTTGGTATGCTTTGCATTCTGTACCAATTGCTTTGATTGTATGAACATTACTTGTCACAATGTTTTTAATGCCTTGTAATGACTTTGGAATGATTACTTCTTTATCTATAAACATTGCGCTTAATCTCACAATTAAGTTGTTTGGAATAACATTATCTTTTGCATATTCCTTGATAATTCCTACTTCTCTTGTAGGTATCCAAAATTGCGTGTTTGGCATTGCTTTTGCAATTTGGCATATCTTATTAAAGTGATCAAGATCTTGAATATCGCCCGAATCATGCCAACGAAAATAGGGTGTTTTAATACCTATTAATTTAATCATGGCATCAACCCATAATGGATCTTTAATAGTATTCAAGCGTTTTTGCATTGCTTCTTTAGTTGTTCGCCATGCGTAGCTATTTTTGGATGCATAGCATTTTGAACAAATAGATCCTTTTACTTTTGCCAATTTAGATCCTACATTGCAATTGGCAATAGGCAATGAATAACTATCACATGGCATTTTTGAAGTGATTGATAAAGTATGGGCGATCTTTTTCGCATCGCCCTTATTTTTAAAGAAGTGTAATGTATTCATATTACACCCCCTTTTTATTGTTTTGATATGTGTAGGAATTTACAAGATTCTCAAGGATAGAATCTGATAAGTTCGCCCATTCTGTATTTGTCATGCCATGATCAAGCTTACCCTTATAAGCAACATCATGTTTTAAAAAATACTTAATAGATCCATCATCATTCTCTTTAATAGAATTCCATGCTTTATTCTCATTCATAATAGATTGGATAAGCATCTCTATTTGATCATGTGTAAGTTTGATTGTGTAAGTCATTTTGTATCCTTTCAAGATTAATAAAATGTGATTGCATTATTAATTGATTGGATATCTCTTGTCAAGGATTGACTGATACATATTTCTTATCATCGTCCAGGAAGTGATAAGTTTTATTTATCAATGGTTTAGATCCATTGTGTATAAGTATGAATTAAACATAACACCATTAATAGATAATGATATTAGCTAGCTTGATTTCATGTAGTCATAAGTGTAATAAATATCGTAGGGCCATGGCTGCATGTGGATAACATGTGTATAAAGCCTGTGTACAAAGGTGTGTATATCCTGTGGATAACTACCTGGAAACTCTGTGGATAAGTTGTGGATAACCTGTGGAAAAAGTGACCTTATGCCCCCCCGTCCCTAGGACATCGTATGGGGGTGTTACACTCAAATTTTTGCGAGTTTTTCTAAAAGTCTTTTATTAGATAGCTGAAACACGATTTGTTTTTGATTATTATCATATTCTCGCCAATTAACAATTTCGTTCCTAAGTCGACCACAAGAGATACACATCTCTTCATCTTCTATAGACTCTAAACGACATTGGTATGTACATGGCGATTGTTGTTCGGACATAGTCTTTTATTTTTTTTATAAAAAAATGATTGTTGAGTATGAACACAAGTACTTCTGACTAACTGTGTTCTGACATATATTACTTCTATAGAACCAAACCTGTATAAAAAAACACAGAATCTGAGGATGTTCTCGTTTATCGTTCATATAGATATTGTTAGTATCTACTGTCTACTTCCAGTTTCACCCGGTGACATTAAGTCCGTTTATTCCCTTGGTCACATCTACCGACTGATGCTAATGCAATTTGCATCTGAACATCAGAACATAACAAGTATGTTCAGGAGGGCTAGGTCATGGCCCCGTATAATCATTGTACTATAAACCAAAGAGATTTCTATAGTCTTTTGATTTATTTTACTTATAACATATTGACTAGATATCTTTATCCTATATTATAGATATATGGAATACAAGATACCTGACAGTATTAAGAT